AACAAGAATATCGAATTGAACTTGACTTCGTTGATGGCGAACTCACTATCAAAAATGCTGCCACAAGTTTAATTGAGTATGTTGAACAGCATCTCAGTGGATTCAACATCAACAACTTGCCAAAACTGATCGATCAGTCAAGTGTGCTTGGCTACACGGTAAACGCAGATATTGCCCAAGCGTGGCTCACTGAACACGGTCACGCTGTAGACTGCATTGCTCGTAACCGAGAACTCAAAGTAGACCTCACAGCACATCACTTTGCAGACACAGTGTTGCCCACCGTGCTCAAGTATGCGGCTGCGACTGACAGATATCCCATTGTGTTCTATGAACCCGATCTGAGTAGCAGAGTTCAACAAATGTTAAACGCAGCAGTGGGTGCAGAAAATGTGTTTGTAACAAAACGCAATAGTAAAAACGATATCCCGCAAGATGTTAAATATATACACACCGCAACACCAATCAAAGATATCAAAATACCCTTACTAGTAAGTGCGGCGGGTATGATGTTCGGCGGTGATAAGAGCATAATGATGCAAAACGCAGACAAGGCCATCTACTTAGCCGCTGACGTTTATACAAGTAAGAAAGATCATAAGGTCCCCGATTTTGAAAGCCAACCTAATAATTCGTGATGAGTGTAATGTAAAAATAGAGGGATTAGAACTATCGACCAGAAAGAAACTGGTTGATAGATTTAAATACGAAATCCCAGGAGCCAGATTTACCCCAGCAGTCAGACTTGGCAGATGGGATGGTAAGGTCAGTTTCTTTGGTATGGGTGGTAGCAGTTTTATTAACTTGCTACCCGATATCATACCCTTTCTAGACAACGAAGGCTATGATGTTGAACTCTCGGATATACGAGAATACCCACAAAAGATAGAGTTCGGCACTATTGCCGAAGACACATTCGCACACAAGGCGTGGCCAGTTGGTCATCCTGCAGTGGGTCAACCTGTGATGTTGCGTGACTATCAAGTTGAAATCATCAACAACTTTCTAGCAAATCCACAATCAATACAAGAGATTGCTACGGGTGCTGGCAAGACACTAATGACAGCAGCCTTGAGCCTGATGGTAGAGAAATATGGACGCAGTGTTGTGATCGTACCAAACAAAGACTTGGTCAAACAAACAGAAGCAGACTACAAGAACTTGGGTCTGGATGTGGGTGTGTATTTTGGTGAGCGCAAAGAAGTGGGCAGAACTCATACCATCTGCACTTGGCAAAGTCTGAATGTGTTGTTGAAAAACAGCGAAGGGCGTAATGCAGAAGACGAACCAGCAAGTCACAGACTGTTAAAAGATCCAACAGATTATATTATCAGTGACTTGACTGAGGGTGTTGCACTGGTCATGGTTGACGAAGTTCATATGGCTAAAGCAGACGCATTAAAAACTCTGTTGACCGGAGTGTTTGCACAAGTACCCATTCGTTGGGGCTTGACTGGCACTGTGCCCAAAGAAGATCACGCTAAGATCAGTATCTTGTGCAGTCTGGGTCCAGTTGTGGGCAAACTCGGCGCAAGTGAGTTACAAGAAGCAGGACATCTTGCACAATGCCATGTGAATGTGTTACAATTGATGGACACAGTAGAATACAAAGACTATCAGGCAGAGTTAAAATATCTAGTAACCAATAAAGAGCGTTTGTCACACATCGCCAAGATGATTGATAAGATCAAAGACACTGGCAATACACTGATTCTGGTAGACAGAATCGAAACTGGCAAGTTGCTACAAGTAGAACTAAGTGGATTGTTTAGTTTATTGAGCGACAAGCCAGATGTAGTGTTTGTCAATGGTAGGACAAAATCAACAGAAAGAAAAGAGAATTACGATGAAGTGGCAACAAGCACTAACAAGATTATTGTGGCGACTTACGGTGTGGCCGCTGTGGGTCTTAATATTCCAAGGATTTTTAATCTGGTTCTTATTGAGCCCGGAAAGAGCTTTGTTAGGGTTATACAAAGCATTGGGCGAGGCATTAGACGAGCGGAAGACAAAGACCATGTTGAAATCTACGATATCACATCGGACTGCAAGTTTGCGAAAAGACACCTCACTAAGCGTAAACAGTTTTACAAAGAAGCTAAATACAACTTTACAGTGGAGAAAGTTGATTGGCGCAATTAGAATTTTTAAATAACAAATACACAATCTGGTATTACAAGATTATCAGTAATGCCAAGGATCGTGTTGTTAATACTTACACAGAAAAACATCACATCGTTCCTCGCAGCCTAGGTGGAAATGATTTGAAGAATAATTTAGTCAATCTTACTGCGAGAGAACATTTTGTTTGCCATTTGTTATTAACAAAAATGACGGTTGGACATCATAAAAAGTTAATGGAGTTTGCGGTTGGGAAGTTTATACAAACTGCCCCGGGACAACAAAGACATTTTAGTTCTTGGGAATATACTAAAATAAGAGAGACTATATCAAATGCTAGAAAAGGCATGACACATAGTTCTGAATCTAGGGCAAAGATGTCTAAAAAATCAAAAGGTAGAACTCCTTGGAATAAAGGAACAAGCGGGCTAGTTCATCATTCAGAAGAATCTAATAAAAAAAGATCTGCAACACTTAAAGGCAAAACGCTTGAAGATAAGGTCGGTGAAACTAGGGCTGATGAAATCAAGAAAAAAATCTCCAATTCTAAGCAAGGAAAACCCAGTGGCATGTTAGGTAAAGTACATCCAAGAAAAGGATCAAGCGGGCTTTGGCAAATGCCCGATGAGAGTAAGAAAAAAATAAGTTCCTCCAAAACGGGCATTGCATTATCTGAATCCCATAGAGAAAATGTAACAGCCGCAAACAAAATTTCAGGGGAAAAACGCAGAGGTATTAAACAGACAACTGTTCAATGCCCGCATTGCGGAAAAATAGGCGGAGTAAGTCTTCTGAAAAGATATCATCTTGACAACTGCAAACATAAGCAGTAAAATACATATTAAATACCGACGGAGAAAAAAATTCGAATTTTAACACTACAAAACCAAGCCTACGAGCTTGATGAAATTCCTAATGAAGTTGAAGAACTCAATTTCTGTGTTTTGGACAACAGCAACCCAAAAGAGCCAGATTACTTTTACATACCCCTGATCTTTATGGAGTCGTTTAATAGTCCAGCACTGGTTTTAAGGATCGGTAACAGCATCATCAAGATGCCAGCAGATTGGCAATTGTTGATTGGCGAAAAAGATTTGGGTGATTTAGAAGTCGTGCCCTTGACCAGTATCAATGACAGAGGGTTCAGTGCGTTTGCATTTAATCCCAAAACAAGTTTCAAGCCAGACTTCTTCCCCGTCGAGATTGTAGACATTTATCAGGATGTTAAATGGTACTTCCCCAAACTCAAGCCCGGACAAATGTTGGCAGTGCCCCTGGAACTTGAAACAGAAGGCCCAATGTGTGCATTCTTCGTAAAAGATATCAGCAGACAAAGTGAAGTTGTAGATTATTCGAAGGTGTGGTAATGATTACATTGATTGGGCACGGATATGTTGGCGAACATATCGCACAGGAACTAGACGCACAGAAGATTGGATATACATGGATCTCTCACCGTGATTCGGTACCCACAAACACAGCAGCCATTATTAATGCAGCAGGTTATACTGGTAGCCCCAACGTTGATGTCTGTGAAATATACAAACAAGAAACCATTGATGGAAACGTTACGTTTCCTGTACAACTAGAGCGAGCCAATCCTCACACACCCATTGTGCATATCAGCAGCGGTTGTGTTTATACTGGCTACGAAAAGAAGTTCACAGAAACAGACGCACCCAACTTTACATTCAATAACGGCAGCTTCTACAGTGGAGCAAAAGCATTGGGACAAGAAATGCTCTTGCCATATATGGACAAGAGTTATCTGTTGCGTATTCGTATGCCGTTTGGTGATCGTCACCATCCCAAAAACTTCTTGACTAAAATGGTCAAATACGACAAACTAATCAGTTACGAAAACAGTCTGAGCTATATGCCAGATGTTGCCACTGTGGCAGTGGGTATGGCTTTGAACCGTAAGATTCAGCCCGGCATTTATAATCTGTGCAATCCGGGTAGCAGCAATGCTCGTGAAATCGTTGAAATGATGGGCATTGAAAAAGAATTTTTTACCGAAGAAGAATTTCAACGTGCAGTTGTTGCCCCACGCAGTAACTGTGTGTTAAGTACAGCCAAATTGGATGCAGTATACCATCTTCGTCCAGTTCGTGAAGCCCTAGAATTAGCAATATCCAAACTATGACAAAAATCTTTGAAAGTCCCGACAAAGGTGTTACAATATACTCACGTGAAGCAGGTTCTACAGAACGTGCAACAGTACGAGAAGATCGTAGTACAATAGAACAAGTTCGTGAGTCTAAGATGTGGGGCGAGATTCGTCGTAGCACACACCCAGCAATGGTAGAGTATCGTGAACGTTGTGTGACACTCTATCACCTACTGAAAAATGAGCGTGAGTTTCTACCTGAATAACAAGGAAATGCAATGAGTAACGAGCAAGCAAAATTTTTAAATAGTCGTCGCCGTCATAAAACTGATGTGGCTATCGCACGACAGGTCAAGATTGCCAAGTCACATGGTACTTATAATCAGGCAAACATCAGAGAGCCACATCGTTTGGCAAAACATCATGCAATGGATTGTGGTAATCCAACTTGTTTCTTGTGCGGTAACCCACGCAAGACTCACAAAGACAGATTGACTCAACAAGAGAAACGACTGTTTCAGGATGTAGAACGTGTGCGTGATCGACACAGTAACGGAGTAAACGATGGCGACTCAGACCAGTGATAAACTAGGCATTGCAAATGAAATGCTACAATTCGATAAAAAGAATCGTGCATTCTTTGATGAACTTACAGAAGAAGAACAAAAGAAGTTCACTCCGTTCTTGATGGTCAGATGGGGCGCAGATGTACAGGGCAGTCCAGAACTACAGGCCTACTACTTGATGAGTACTAACGAACGACTGAACAAACACTTCTTTGATATCAGTGGCAAAGATCACAAGAAGTTTCAGTGGCTACTAGCAACAACTGTGAGTCCAGGAATGGGCAAACAGTATCACAAGTGGTTAGCGGCAAAGAAAAAAGATAGCTCAAACAACAAAGCAGAGAAATTCTTTGCTGACCTGTATCCCGAACTCAGACACGACGAAATCAAACTGTTAGCAGAATTAAATGGTAAAGATGAACTCAAGCAGCTTGCTAAAGAACACGGATGGGATGACAAACGAATCAAGTCAGACCTATAAGTGTCGCCATTGTTCAAAAGATTTTCGCCGTGAGAGCACACTTGCGGCGCATAGCTGTGAACAGAAAAGACGATATCAGCAACAAAATGAAATTGGCGTTCAATGGGCCTACAAAGCATACATCAAATTTTATGAAATAACACAGGGCAGTGCCAAACTGAAAACTTACGATGATTTTGCTAGAAGTCCTTATTATCTTGCTTTTGTTAAGTATGGCAGATACGCTGTTGCTATTCGTTGCATTAATTTTAATAATTTCACCGATTTTCTTTTAAAGAACAACAAGAAACTTGACTACTGGTGCAAAGACAGTCTATATGATGAATGGTTGAAAGATTATATCAGGAAAGAAAATCCACAAGATGCTCTTGAGCGGGCGTTGAAAGAAATGACAGAGTATGCAGAATCAAGACCTGACCTTAAGAACGGTTATACTGACTATTTTCGCTATGGTAATGCTAATAGGATTTGTTATCACATCACGACCGGCCGCATTAGTCCTTGGGTCATATTTAATTGTGCTAGTGGAGTGGAGTTCTTGGAGCGATTGGATGAAGAACAAATTGCAATAATCATGCCATATATCAATCCTGAATTTTGGCAAAAAAAGTTTATTGATTATTTGGCAGACTCTGAATGGACAAAGGATATTCTCAAGAAAGCTGGTTTGTGATAGAGGTAATTCTGAGCAACAAATCTGCAATAGAAGTGATTGATATTGTACACGAACTAAAAGAGACTGGATTGATTCAGCATAAAGATTTTGAATTTAACTATCATAGCGGTCAATGGGACGGCTCGTTACAAGACTATAAAAAATTCACTCAATTCAAATTCAAAGATGAAGCAACGGCAACTTGGTTTACATTAAAATATAAATGAAATTTCAATCAGACATTGACATAGACTTTGGTAATAGAGAACAAGCACTTGCATTGTTCAAACATACTCCTGCGGGTATAATTCGTGATGGCAAACTTGTCAAGCATAATACTGGAGTTTATGTCACAGATATCCCCACAGATCCATTTGTTGGATGTGCAAGTATTGACCACAAAGCGGCAGAACAGCGCGGCTATGCTAAACTAGACTTTTTGAATGTGTCATTATATACGCAGATTAAAAGCGAAGATCACTTAAACAGTTTGATGGCCAAAGAACCAGACTGGGCCAAAATTTATGATGCTGACTTCTGCACCAAAGTCATGCATATTGGTAATCATCATAATCTATTAATGGGTATGCCAGAACCCGTCGATAGTATTACTAGGATGGCTATGTTTTTGGCCTTGATCAGACCCGCTAAGAGACATCTGATTGGTAAAACTTGGGCTGAGATTGCCCGTACTATTTGGGATGCAGATCCAGAGAGCGGATATCACTTCAAACGTTCGCATAGTGTTGCCTACGCACACTTAGTTTGCGTCCATATCAACTTGTTATGCGAACAGGATAATAACTCACTTTTCAGTCAAAGCGTGTGATTTTTTTAAAATCATACTAAAACTAAACAGTAGTAAAGGTGCAAAAAGTTCTATTACTGTAGAAGAACTTTTACAGTTAGCTAACTTTTCTCACAAGAGTTATCGATCTCCTCTTTGATCGTTTAAGCGTCATTTCTTTCAAACTCACCTGCGGGCCTACTTTAATCTCAACATCTTTACTGTTCATAGTTTTAACGCAGAACTTGAACTGTGCCCACTCTGCTTTTAAGAAAACATTGATGGGTATGATGCGATTACTCTCCCACCACCACGTATCACCCAACTGTAGAAACAAGAGTTTCTGTTCAGGTGTTTTCAAGCCGGCAAAATCATAGATTGTGGTGATCTGTTCGTCACAATTCTGTATGATTCCCACGTATTCGTTGCCCCCATAGGTCAGCAGAGTTAAGTATGGGTATTGTTCTAATAGCTGTTTTATTTCTTCCACGATATCCGATAAATATGTTAAAAGACAACGAAATGATCACTGTCAAAGCATATTTATATCCAAATACCGCTGAGGTTCAAGTTTTTGACCCTACGATATTTACTACAAGGAATCGCCAAGTGTATAGCCGTCCAATTAAAGTTTACCAAGGGGTAGATAATCCTATCCAAGTTATTGTTAAAAATCAAGACCAAAAAGCAGTGGATCTTACTGGCAGCAGTGTGACTGCAAGCATTCAGGATCCAGTGAATAGGGTCACTATTAAAAGCTATACTGTGACTTGGGCCAACATTCAGCTGGGTCTGGGTAACTTTACGTTTGATGCTAACACTATAAACACGTTGGAAAATCGTTTCTACAAACTTGCTTTCAGTACAACAGTGACAAACACAGACGTAACTAGCCCAGTTTACATTGACGACAACTATGGGGTTCCACTGGATCTAGAAGTACTGCCCGCTTACTATGGCACTAGCTATACTCCTCCTAGTGAAGGTACTACATATAGCTTGGATGGTGGAGCAATTTAATGACCAATATTATTAACATTTCACAAATATTGATCAAACGTGGTAACACCACCGCGGCCAATAGCTACGTAGGTCCTTTGGGTGAATTGCTGGTAGACACTGGTCAAAAGACATTAAGACTACAAGACGGGTCTACTCCTGGTGGTATGGCTACATTGGTCAACACTCAACAGTTGGCCAACGTTATCACAACCATTGAGGGTATTACAACAACCACTGCTAACATTGAAGCAATTCTAGCCAATATCAACGCAGTTAATCTAAGCAGCATCACCAGCAATGTAACATCACTACAGCATCAACTCAGCGCAAATGGTATAGCTACAATTGGTGGACTATTGGTTGGTAATATTGGATTTGAAAGCAACAGCTATATTTGGTCAACTGAGAACGGTGAGATACAGTTCAGTGCCAATGGTTTAAATGATCAATCTGGAATTTACCTAAATAATCAAGACATCGCGGCAGTGTACGCCAATACCAACGTACAAATAGTGTCTAGTGCAGGTGTTGGTGGATCTGGACAAACTTGGCTTTTTGACCAATCGGGTAATTTAACTTTACCGGCTACCAATGGCAGAATCTTATTCCCTTACAATGATACTACCAATGCCATACTTGATAATAGTCAAGACAGTGGACAATACTTTATAATACAAAATAATCTAGCAGATGGTTACCAAGGCATCAATCTCAACACTGACGACGCACAGGTAACAATTTCATCTAAGAATGCCGGAGGACATCCTCTTTACGTTTGGAACTTTGACTGGCAAGGTCAGATGCACTTTCCTGACAGTACAATACAAACTACTGCTTATCAAGGACCTGCAGGACAGACTAGCTTTGCTACAGTAGCCAACATAAACACTGCTAACGTGGCACTTAAAGGCTATGTTGATGCCAAGATTGCTACATTAGCCAATGCTCCTGCTATACTAGACACATTGGGTCAGATTGCCACTGCTATTCAAAATGATGAATCCAACATTGGTACACTGTTGACTAACATCACAACGACTAATGCTAATATTGCAGGGGCAAACGCAGCAATAGTCACAGCCAACACAGCAATGAAGGGCTATGTTGATACAGTGACTACAGCATGGACAGCAAACGCAGCAACACAGCAGGGCTTAATCGTAACACTACAATCCAATACTGGTGGGTTGTATAACAGTATACAGGGTGCAAACGCCGCAATCGTTACTGCTAACACCGCAGTTGTTGCTTTCGTAAACGCACAAGATGCTGCAATTAACACAGCTTGGGCAGCCAACTTAACAGCAGCCAACGTTGCCTGGACCGCCAACGCCGCAACTCAACAGGGCTTGATCGCAACATTACAATCCAATACTGGTGGGTTGTATAACAGCATACTTGGAGCTAACACAACTATTGCCACACTACAAGCCAACGTAGGCAGTTTCTATACTTGGGCCAATTTGAACTACGGTACCAGCAGTTATGCCAATGCCAACGTGGCAGCATACCTTTTGGCCAATCCGCAAACAGGCACCTACAGCAATACCAACGTCACAGCATATCTAGCGGGTAACATCACAGCGGGTAACGTAACATCTACATACTTTATTGGCAACGGCAGCAAATTAACCAACGTAACTGCACAGTATTTAGGCGCATCGCAGGTTACTGGTGGATACAACAGCGGAACTAACACTGGATATCTCACTGTTGGACCAAACGGGTTGTTGCAGTCAAGTGCATATGGGCTAACATTATCCACACCCAATACCTATCCTACTCAAAACAATATCAACATCACTCCAGGTACAGGTGGCAACGTTGTATTACAAGGTAACATTGTTGCAGCAGGCAACATATATTATGGCAGCAGCTTCAATGCTAGTGCTAACGTTACAGCACCTAACTTCTTGTATCCTAACGGAGTAAGTATCCTAACTGGTATCAGTGGCACTTACAGCAATACTCAAGTTGCTGCATATTTGACTGGTAATATCAGCACAGGTAATGTTCGATTATCTAGTGGCAGCTGGCTTGATTTCATAAACTCAGATACCAATTGGAGAATTGGCTACAACCTTGGGTCATACACAAAAACAACAGCACAAACAACAGTGGATGTTGTTGTTGGATCTGGTACTGCTGGACCTGATGGGTTCTCGGTTGGCCAGACTGGTGGCGCAAGTATTTTTGAACTTGTGGGCTATACACGTAATGCCTGGTTCGCCAACAACGTTACCACTGTAGGGAATGTTACCAGCGGTAACGTATTGGCCACAGGTTTCTTCTACTCCAACGGCACACCGTTTACTAGTAGCAGTTATGGTAACACACAAGTTGCTGCTTACTTGGTAGCTAACCCGCAGTCGGGCACTTACAGCAACACCAACGTAGCTGCTTATTTGACTACACAGACATTCTATAGCAATGCCAACGTTGTAGCCAATTTACAAAACTTGACTACTAATGTGATTACAACAGCCAACGTACAGGCAGCATACTTTGTTGGTAACGGTGCTGCACTTAGCAGTTTGACGTATGCCACCATTGGCAACATCTACGGTTCAAGCAGCAACGTGACACTACAGGCCGGCAGCTATTCGTGGACATTTGACAACACTGGCAACTTGTCTATCCCAACCAACGGCAACATAATTTGGGCCAATGGTACTGTGTTCTCAAGTGGCACAGGCGGCTCGGGCAGCAGCGGTACACTATATACCAATGCCAACGTGGTGTCAATGTTGGCTGCTAACAGCGTTGTCACTATCGGTAACGTCAACCCATATCCACTACAAAGCAATATTACACAGTTGTTTGTGGGCAACTCAACTACACTTACTTCGGGTAACGCTACTACACCAACATCAACGTTCTTGATGTATAACGGATACTTTGCTCCAAACGGAGCAATCGTGGCCCGTAATACGACTACTGGTATAGGTTATATAGAAATAGACCCAACTGGTATTGGTCTGTATGGATATACTGGTGCGGTTACTGCCAACACAACCCCAACGTTCAACCAGTTCTTGAAGATGAACGGCAGTATTGGCGCNNNNTTCAGTGGTGCCGTAACGGCGGTTGGCTTAACATCAACCAGTACAGTGGCAGTTAACGCTGCTACAGGTATTACAACCAGCCAAACGTCTATTCCAATTGTTAATACCACCGCAACATCAGTTCAGTTTGCTGGTGCTGCAACTACTACAACAATAGGTGCATCAAACGGTATTACTGTATTTGGTGCTAATACAGGTGCTATATCTGCTGGCACTATTATTGTTAATACCAACTTTATCACCAACGGTAATGTAACTGCTAATGCAGGTGGTAGCATTGTCTCTACTGGTAAT